CTCTTCCAAAGAGCAATACATACCCATCCAATTCCGTTGCTCCAATCCTGGGAGGAGGATAGAGAGAAGTGGGGACTGAACTTGACTGCTCACGATTGCTGCTCCTTTGAGACCAGGAAATCTCTAGCGTCAAACTCTTCTCCTCTGAATCGTTTTGACAGAGGATGAACATTGTTTCCCATTGAACTGGCGTAGCCTGTATGCTGGACTAGACTGGGGTTGTGAACGTATTCGATCACGCCAGCCATACTCAAAGCGTGCTGGACTGCGCCGTCAACGGATTTGGTTCCTCTTGCTGTGTCTTGGGGCTTCAGGGCAAGGCTCTTGCTGTAGAGAAGCAGCTTGGTAGTCTCTTGGTCGAACACGAGAGCAACAGCACCTCTCCCTAGCTGATTCGATTTGTACCAGCCGATCTTCTCCTCAGGCACCAGCCTTTCATTCGACGGAAACGAGTACAGGTTCGTGTACCCTTTGATAGGGTATCCCGTCGCTTCAAGGTATCCTCGCAGATTCTTGTAGGTGACGAAGTCATCCTGAAAGATAGCGTAGCGGTCTGCCGTTGGTTCCCTGATGTAGAGTTCCCAGAGAGAGAGCATCCAATTGCCGAATGTCTTGATCCTAGGCCATCGACAAGTCACTTCCAGACCGTACTGAAAGTAAGGCTCAGGGGTCTGGCAGTTATCGACGAACAACCTTGGCTCAGAGAATCCAGCTTGCTTTAGGCTCGCAAGAGTTCTCTCAAACAGTTCTGTTCTTCTCTCAGGAACTGTTGTTATTCCGTAGGCCCATTTCACATCAAGTCTCCTCTGGCTTGCCAATGATTTTCAAGAGATACTTCCGTGCGTCATTCAACTTACCCTTCACCGTTCCCACGGCCCAGAATCCTAGCTGATTCATTCGTTCTTTTCTCTCGGCACATCCGCACGGTTCACCTAGGAATTCCTGGACGGCGCTTTCGGTGATTCCTACGATGGAAAGCGCTTCGGCTATGTAATCTCCCAGGCCTCTCTGGGGGATTCCCTTCGGAGAGTTGGCGGCTATAATTCTATCTGGGGCAGGTGACTCGCCTTCTTCCCGATAGGGGCAATCTGTCTTCCCGAAAGCTACTCCGCTACACGCTCGAAACGATACCGTGCGACTGGCCATTTTATCGTAGTTCAAACAGGTACAAGTCAAACTACTGTAGTTGACTCCTGCTCGAAATCTACAAGACTGGAGAACAATCATGCTGCGATTCTTTTCGTCTGTGCTTTCCTCTGAGCGATTCTTTTCTTGGCTCGTGGTAGGAGGATTGGTCATCGTGTCGGGCCCAACTGCTTGGAAGAAGTTTCAAGAGACTCTGTACACCACCTATCAAGGACAGCCCACCCACTGGTCTCTTTACTCTCCTTGTCATCAGTGCGGCGGTCATAAGATGCGCAACGATTACAATGCTCCGTTCCTCTGTCCGAAGTGCGACAAGCTAGGCAGCGGTGACTGAGATAGTAGTCGGCCAAACGGTGCATTCTGTTCCTGTATACGAAAGGAACGATCTTGTGAAAGAGCCTCCGCCCAAACAGGTGAATCCTACGTCAGCCGTGTAGGTGGCCTGAACTGACGCTCCAGCGTCCAGAACGTCGATAGTGACGGTGCCGCCTACCATCTTGAGTTTTACTGTCAACACTTCCGAACAGAACGTCATTGTGCCCAGCCAATAGCAGTCACCCATCGTTGACGATGCGACATCTAGCGCAAGAGACACCGTAGAAACACTTCCGCACGTTCCGCAAGAACCAGCACCTTGTTCAAACCCACTCATGTCTGCGCTGTAGGACATGGGAGCACCATCACCGCATCCTGTACAATCGGGACTGCAGCCCGTCGTGTTGTTGAATCCGCCGCAGCCGGTTGTTCCGCCGCAGCACTCAGCAGCCTGCGACGACTGATAATCCCAAGTTCCATCGAACGTGAACGTGAATGACGGCGGATTACAGAACTCGTCTGTGGTCGTGGCCGTAAACTCCGCCCACAACCCTCCGCTATACAGCTTGTAGTTGATCTTCCACCCGACGCCGCAATCATAACAAACGGTGATCGTGCCGGTCAAGCTGGCACTACATGGGTCGCCGAGTTCGGCCTCTGGGTTGATTGCGAACAGCGGAATATCGCCAACCCAGGAATGTCCTCCCGCTGCGCATTCAGCATCAGTACAAGGCACATAGGCCAGCGTAATCGGTGACGGCATCTGCTCAAGGCAGCCGGTCCAAGAGTGATAGATGGTTCCCTCGCAGGTTGGATCAACTCCGTCTTCACAACCGCAACCCACTACAGCTTGTCCTCTTGTATTGAAGTCTCCACACTCACACGGCTGTGCGCCGTCACAAGTCAAAACGGATTCTGTCGTGATTGTATCGTAGGAAGTACAACCAGCGCGATTTCCACCCGCGAAGATCGAACTGCCGTTTGCTGTAACGCTACTGTAGGTGCCGTCAACGACGTGGGAGGGTCCACTTCCTGTAAGATACCCTCTATGGCGAATAGCTGGACCAGAGAATGAAAACAATAAGCCAGAGGCAGCAACGTACACAGTAGTGCCGTCGCAGGCTAATGCATCAACCTTATTGGTTCCCAACGAGACTACTGAGCTCAGTGTATGCGAACTTTCCAGCGCTCCTGTTCCGCTGTTGATGACGAATAGGAGGCAATCATAATCGCTCGCAACAAAATTGCCGCCGACAATGTTACCAGACCCGTCTTCGCATAAACGGTTGACGTATCCGCCAGAAGAGAGAAGAGGGATTTGAGCCTTACAACCCTCAGACTCAACATGCTCGCCTCCGGCGCAAACCAACTCTAACACGCCAGCAGTCGAGTAGCGGCAAATGCAACCGCTGATGGACGGCTCAGACGGACAAAAGCAGTCAGTTGATCCAGTAGCCGATCCCACCCAAACTTTGCCCCCGCTTACAAGTACAGAACTTGCTTCGGGCATAATACCAAAAGACAGAGTCACTTCACCAGCGCTACTGATCTGTTGAACGTTACCAGACCAAGCCGTGCCCGACGTGTCTGGGTCGCAATTCCCGCTGGACCCCGCGCCTACAACGTAGCAACCGCCAGATCCATCGGGATCAACATCTGCGTATGTGCCCGCGTTGTCCCACAACTTAGCCTTAGTTGTCGCATCGTAAGCAATAATGCCGGCCGTTCCTGGCGGGGCATAGATAGTAGGAGCGCCCACTACCCAAATTTGAGAGTCGTCAGAGTCAACGCGATAGGGTTCAAAGTATTGGGTTGACGTATTCTCAATTGTCAGTTCCCAGATAAACTCGCCAGCAAGAGTCCACTTCTGAAGATAGTGAGTGAGTCCGCCGTTCTTGGTACAAAGAATGTACAAGAAGGCTCTGGCCTGCATATCAATTACGGTGCCGTTGCATTCGTGAAAGCCTAACGGTTGCGCGTCTCTCTTCTGGAAGATGTTATGCGCCCAGACCTCTACCCCAGAGTCAAATCTTCTGTGGGTACAAGTCTTGCAGTCGCAACAAAGATTTGGCATACCGCTGCAAGCCATACAGCACCTATCAAACAGAACCAGAGCCAGTACCCGTGACGCCAGAGCAACCAAGAGGAATGAATTGCCAGTTAGCGCCTTGGTTGGTAATAGGCACCACTAATCCCTCAACCCCGTCCATTGCTTCTCCTGGGATGTTGGGGGCTATGGCGTTGAAGTTTTGAGCAACCGGCCCTTGTCCTCCCGCCAATCCTACTTGGAACGCGCTTCCTGGATTCCAATCCTCCATCGCGGTCACTAGGAAATGTTGGACAAACGGTCTGAACTCATACGGGGCGGAAGCAGGTCCAAGGTCCGTTTCGGCATCAAACGTAGGCACTGGAATGATCAACCCAGGTACTCCTTCCAGAATCGAACTGGTGGGGATACACTGAACGTCGTCTCCGGTGTCTAGGGAAGGATCGGGATTGAATGGGGCAGTTGGAGGACGTCCTGAATAAATGGAGATTGGAGTAGGAGTCCAGGCAGACGTCGCAACAGTAGCGCGTCCCCACCGAATGTTTGTCGAAGCAGAGGAGAGGTTAGCCAACCACGGCCCATACTTTGTTCTGGTAACGGAGAAGAATGTGTTGGACGCTACTTCCGTTTCAGACAGATTGTAGATTCTCTTTGAGAAGGCGCACGCGCGTAGCGTAGGCGAGTCAATGCCGAGAATCTGATAAATCTCACAGATGGCTGTTCCAGGACTGTCTCCACTTCTTGCGGGCAGCCCCTCCGATCGTGTCTTGGCGACATACGTCTCAGGCGCCTGGTGATCTTCTTCTCTGGACCATGACGCTCGACTGACAGGCGTCAGCTTATTGCCCCTGAACATAGCGTGTAGCTTGTTCAAGAACTGCCTGTCGTTCTCTGTAAGCAGGTAATGCTTAGCCATTTCAAGCACCAGGGTAGATGGTGTATCGACACAGCACAGTCTGGTCTGGATCGGCCGATTGGAGGAAAATCTCTTCCACGTCCTGAATGTAGAATCGAATGCTTGTCCCTGGAGGAACCAGAAGAGGATTGAGAGAGTTCTTGGAAGTGAACACCCGCAAGACTCTCTTCTGAAGCTGTCTCTCTTCAGCGGGCGTCGGAATCTTCTGGAGTCTCTTTCCCTCTTCATTGGAGAAGCTAACCATTCCGCAAGGCTTGCCTCCTCCCAGCCAACCAGCATCTATCTGAGTGACCTGAGAGACTCTCACCGATCGGGAGTAAGGTTGCTCCTCAGACGTATTGCACCGCTCATAGCACGACTCTCTCTCAGTCGGCTCATCAAGATCAGACTGGTAATAGACTCTCTCCACCACCGTCAGTCGATTCTTAGAAGCCACAGTCTATCTCCTCTCACAGAGACGTAGGGATGCCCAGAAGCAGGAAGTTGGATTCAGCGTAGTATTCCACGTCGAAGTAGTATGGGTTTTCTCCGTCAGCCAATGGCTCGCCGTTTCCATCCAGGATAATCCTAGCGTTTTCTCCGTTACGATCCTTGTAGCGAATGAAGTGCTGAGGATTGTTCTTGTTTGGAGCAGCACCGTTGATGTCGTCCAGTACCCATTCTGATCCGGCCGTACCTGCTGATCCGCTACCAGTGCCCGTAGGATCTTGCCAGTGACCATTCAATACCTTGGTGCCTTCATCAAGGATACGGCGGTCAAACCCTTCAAAGTCAATATCGAATTCAAACCCTCTGGTATAGTAATAAGTACAAGAGCCGTACAACTGTCTCTCCCAAGCGACATTGGACAGCTTGATCTTCCTAGCTGACAAACCCCACAGAGTTGAATCGTTGACTGTGTTCACCATAGCGGTGAAGGTAGCCAGACCCAAAGAAGAGACGTTCTGTTGGATCTTGACTGTGGCTCGATGGGCGTCAAACTCCGTCTGAGGACCGCGAAACAATTCGTGAGACGATGACTTGATCAGCCTACCATGTCGATCGAATGCCGCTTCTTTGGTGTATTGGACGAATGAACCTGAAATCTTCTGGGGCTCACTCAGAGGATTCTCGATACTCGTGTCTTGGCATCGCTTGAGCGGTTTGGTAGAGAACTTCTGCTCTAGCTTCCATAGCTTGGTTGGGTCACCCTCCTTCTCATCCTTGATAGTGACTTTGGCGTAGGGATAGCAGAAGGCCCAAGAGTCAGAATCGTTCCCTAAGCTGTAGGTGGACCCAACAGCATAAGCACCGGAGGCGTTCATGACGGTGAGCGGCCCGTCGTCTACGTCTGTTGTTTTGACCGCAGACACCACGGTGAACGTGCGATGTCCTTCATCGTCTCTCTCGCCTTGAACCGTCAATGTACCGATGACCGTAGCACTCATGATTATTCTTCTCCGATGTTGGCTTCAGCCAGCATGACATTCCCACCGCCGTCCCTGACTACGCCAATCAGCTTCTCTACACCCACCGCGATGCGAGTCAGAAGAGTCTCTGGATTGTTCGCTCTATTCCCTGCGGGGATGATCGGCCCTCTTTGCGGAGTCACTACCGTTGCCGCTCTAGCAGCCAGAGAAGGAGTGGACATCGTCCCTCTGGCTCTATCCATGCGGAACTCCCACACACGCGCTACGGCGTCGGCTGAATTGTAGGCTACTGCGTCCAGACCCTTGAGAGAGTCTTTGGCCTTCTTAGCCTCTTTGGCGACAGGATCAGCCAGACCCGTAATGGCGTTGTCGAATCCTTTCTTAGCCTCATCCCCCTGCTTCCAAACAAACTTCGGCAGCGCTTCTCCGTTGATGTCCAGCTTTAGGTCGGGCCCGTTCTCGATGACTGACTGAAATCCTTCAAGAGGATTCTGTAGATTCTTGGCTTCTTCTCCGATGATTCCTTTGAACGTCTCAAACAGGTTAGCGTTCTCCATCCCCTGAGCGAAATCTCCCTTGGCCTGAGCGATAAAGGCATCGAGCGCTCCTGGTGCTTTCTTTCCTGTAAAGATAGCCTTGATCGTCTGCCAAGCAGCGTTGGCCCACTCTCTAATCTTCTCTCCTGCCTTGATGAGGCCAGTCAGAATGGCGTCCACTACCTGGAAGGAGAAGACTCTCTTGAACATGCCGACCACCCAGCCCCCGAATGCCGTGTACAGACGCACGAACATTCTGATACCGACCACGAAGTTGTTCGCCATGTTTCCTACGACAACGCCAACGAGATTGACCATGTCAGCTAGAACGCTCTGCCAGTTCTCTCCCAGCCAGGTCCAGAGAGTTGATACATTGGTAGAGAAGTTCGTGAAGAGTCCAAACGTTTTTGTTGCCCAAGCGCCGATTAGATCTGTGATGTATGACCAGACTTCACCTGCGCCTTCTGCGACGCCTCCAAACTTTTCGTTGATCCAATCAGCGACGCCAGCCCATTGGATCTTGATCCAGTCGGTCAAGGCTTGCACGTTTGCAGCGTAGTTGTCTGAGAATGCGCCGAAGAATGCGATGGCTTCCTTGAGGAGTCCCTTGACGTTGAACCCTTCAATCAATGTCTGAGAGATTTGCATCATGCTCATCCCCAGATTGTCTTTGAGAGTAGACCAGAGGCCCGACAAAGTCTCCGATTGTTTACTCATCATACCATCGAATTGCCCGCCAGCAGACGTAGCTGTTTGGAACGCCTCAACAACCATCTTGGTTGAGATCCTTCCTTGCTCCATTTCTTTCTTGAGCACTTCCATTGACTTGCCCGTCTTCTGGGAGATAGCCTGAAGAGGGTTGAAGCCAGCGTTGATCATCTGGAGAAGATCCTGCCCCATGAGACGTCCAGAAGCAGCCATCTGGCCGAAAGCCAGAGACATCTGCTGGAATCGCATAGTGTCTCCCCCAGTAGCGTCGCCGATCATGCGAAGGATTGGCATGACGTTTTGTCCGGCAACACCGAACTGGAGGAGAGTCTTTCCCGCAGCTTGGATGTCTCTCGTCTCAAGAGGAGTAGACGCAGCAAACTGCCGCATATCCTCAACCATCTTCTTAGCCTTATCGGCTGAGCCCAGCATAACCTCAAAAGAGATTTGGGCCTTCTCAGCTTCAATGGCTAGATTGGCGCCCCAGGTGACTCCGGCAGTCAGTAGGGCTGTAGCTGCTGCGCCTGCTGCAAGGCCGATCTTTCCTAGTGTTCCCAAGACTGAACTGGTTGTATTCTGAGTCTCCTGGTCCACTCTATTGAGAGTGTCCTTGTACTGGGACATGTCTCCTACGATACGCACAACCAGGCGTTCAATTTCGGTCTCAGTCATTGATCACGTTTCCTTTATGGTCCAGACCCTGGATCTTGCCAAAACGAGCAAGAAGGATCTGACGAGCCAATGCTGTCTGCTCATCGAGCGATAGCGGGGAGGCGTTGACTCCGTTTCAGCTACGCTGCGGCACAGATTTTCTCTCGAACTTGATCTTGTACTGGTTCAGATCAATTGACTTGGAAGAAGACAGTACGTGGTCCACTGCGGCCGCAATACGCATGAGATAGTAATCTGTTGTCTGCGGTTCCTCCTCATGAGAGTCCAGCCACTTAGAAATCACCAGGAATTCTCTATGGCTGAGACTGCTCATGAGTTGAGGAATCTCATGCGGAGGTACGTGGAATGCCAGCGCTATTCGATACCAAGGCCCGTACTGTCTGCTGAGTTTCCCAAGGATTCCTCAGCCTTCTCCATCTGGAGGATCTTCTGGTCAATCTCTTCACGCTTCTTGCGGAGAGAGTCCAGAGACTCAGAGACTTCATCCAGGTGGCTGATCTCCTTGGCCTTATCGAACAGTCTCTTGACCATTCGAGCAGGCCAGGATTTCACCTTGTCAAGAGACACTTGAGCGCCCATCTTACCAGCTTGGAAGCTACAAAGATGGACCAGCAATGGTTCGACGTTCGCGACGTTCTTGATGGACATCGGCTTACCATCAGAATTGAATTGGGTACAGGCGATCACAGCGTTGCGATACTGTCTTGCCGCCTCACCCGTTGCTTCTCTGAGAACGTAGTCCACTCCCGCATGACGGAAGGGAACTTCAATCAACTCCAGAGAATCAAAATTGAACTCTTCAGAAACAGTAGACATTTGCTTGCTCCAGACAGGGACTGAGTAGGATAAAGGCCCACGAGACTCTGACCGCGATACGATCAGACGTCAGTACCAGCAGCCGTCTTGTAGTTGGGAACCACTTCATTCCCAGACGCATCAGTGTTGGTGACGATGATTTCAAACTCTGCTTCAGGCTGCTGCCCTTCCGAAATTTCTTGGGGAGCAAATGACTTGAGATACCCGTAGAAGTCCACGGTGTCCCCGTTCGGAAGATGGCAGGTGATAGATCCTTCCTGATTGATCAGCGCGAGGATCTGGTTGTAGGCCAAGGGGTGGTATGTTCCCTTGAACTTTCCGTTGGTGACGTCGATCAGAGTTCTTGGCGCTTTGGTTCGCACCTGAGTGTTATGGAACGTCGTGGTGTCCGTCGGATCGCCTCCATCGTAGCCGGGAGGCGTTCCAGTCTTCTCATAGATGCAGACGTCAGGATCAAGAGCAAAAGCGTACAGCACGCGATAGCCGTCACGCAGCTTTGCCTGGTTCGGAGTCTGTCGAGCAGTCGTGGTGGGCAGCGTCATTTCAATTCTCCAGAGAGAAAGAGGGTAGTTGAGACATCAGGATTCTTGGGTGATGTCGATTAGCATGTTGAGAGTGAACAGATTCCTACGTCCATTGGGAACGTCTTTGCCTAGTGATAGAATACCTCCAGTGCGCGTAACAGAGTGGATGAGGTATTGCGACGAATCAATCAGAACTGTCTCCCGATAGACGGTGTCTACTTTTCTCGAAATCTCTTTTGCCTTCTGCCAACCCGTGACCGGGTCTGAGCACCTAATGCGGATCTGGACGCCATAATGCTCTTGCATCGCCCCTTCCACCATGATGCGTCCATCCAGTTTGCCTGACGTATCGTATGTTGTAATGCAATTGTCTGGGAGGTTGGGCTCAGACGTACAGTAGATAGGCCAATCATCTGCGAGAGAAGGAAGCGTGCCAACAATCTCACTAATGAGATAGTGGCGAAGGATGTCCGCAGGCGAGTGGTCGAGAATTTCATTCATGTTCCCATCAATTCTGAAGACAACTACGTTACTGACTGACTCTCCTCCAAAGACGCTCTTGACGTAGGCAAAATGTCGTCCAGCTTCAAGAGTCGTCACGATCGTCCCGTTGCCTGATCTATTCTCTTCACTACTCCACGCGTCAGAGAAAGGAGAGAGAAGATAGAGATAGTTTATAGCGGATGTGTCCCCTGAAGCGATAGTGAACGTGACTTCTCCAGCCTCTCCTACGGAATAGGATAGCGTAGGAGAAGCTGGGGCAGAACCTCCGCCCCCTCCTCCGAACTGTCTTAGGAGTGCTCCAACAATTCCGATGGTCATTCTTCCACCGCCTGACCGATAACGGTTGAGGTGCTAGTCACGTTAGCGCCATCGACGTCTTTCAGCTGCTTTCGGAACAGCTCAGTAGCCGTGCCCTTTTCTCTCCAAACAATCTCCCACGGCGTCTGAGTCTTGTCAACCACGACATCAGCTTCAACCACTTTCTTCACATACTCCAATTCAGCACCCGTAGGAGGATCATACGCTACCAGAGCGGCAGCAGCAGCCGATTGGGTCGCTGTAGCGTCCAATGGCTCTGTGTTTCTGACGTAAGATCCTGAGCCGTGATCCGTCGTGATTTGGGCCGCAACGGCAGAGGCGTTCTGGCTGCTAGTGGGCGGTGCGGTGTAGCCAGACGTAGCCAAACGAGTAGAGACAGCCACATCGACTCTCGCCAGTTCAACACCCAGTTCCGTTCTGACCTGCGAAGCAATCGCAGCAGCCGACGGAATATCTCCAGTGGCTGCGGGAGAGACAGGCAAGTTATCTGTCTTGGCTTTGATCGCTGCGATTTCAGTATCGACGTAACCAGTCAATGTATTGACGCTACTCTGGCTGGCCAATCCGCTAACGGCAGAACTGATAGCAGCTTCTACCTGAGATTGATCGGCTGGATCGGACGGAAGATTGTCTGTCTTGAGTTTGATGGCAGCCACTTCCGTATCGACGTAGCCAGCGACTGTTGTCAAATCCGTCTGGAGATTACTCACAGCAGAAGCAGCAGCCAGGGTACTCCCAGGATCGTGACCGGCAAGAGTCCCCAAGTTGGTTGCAAGAGTATTCGTCCACTGGGCTGTAGACAACGCAGTATTGGACGGCGCACGAGTAGAGATAGCTGCGTCAATATCGTCTTTGAGCAGCTTGCCAATGCTTCCTGTAGTAGAGAAGTCAGACCCAGCCAGAAGGCTGGTCCAAACCGCTGTAGCATTCTCCGCAGCAGTCGGCGCTGAGCCTCCTCCGCCCGTAGTCCACGCGGCATCACCACGATCACGCAGAGCCTCAAGGCTGTCGGTCGCGTTGTTGTATCCAGCCCCCGCCGTCGTGGCTTGGATCTCAGTTAGCGTACTTGAATCAGCCGTCTTTCCGGCAAGAATGCCGAGCCATTTCGAGAGATACGTGATTCCAGAGAACAGCGTTGAAGTGATTCGACTAGTGAGAGTACCAGTATCGGTTTTCACCGCTGCGATATCGGCCGACACGGTCGAGTTCGCTGGCGTTCCGATGGTCGTTGAGAGCGTGCTGATAGCTGCGAGCGTCGCGTCATCAGCTGACGCAAGAGCCGCAGTCAATTCCGAGTTCGTCGGCAAATCGCCGATCTGCGTATCAAGATTCGCAGCGGCAAGACCAACGGCGGTTCGCACATCGGCCTGCGAGAGATTGTTCAAAGCGGCAATGCTGGCGAGCGTTGCGGCGTGCTTCGGATAAATGCTCACCGTGTCGCCGACCGCCATCGTAAACACGCCCGGATTCGCCGCCAGAGTGACGGTAAGCGACAGACCGACATAGTCAGCAATGTATCCAACTGCAATCTTGTTGTATGTTCCAGCTTCGTTTCGGACGACGATCACGCAATCGTTGTATGCATCGTTGTTCGGCGATCCGGCCGTGAGCGTGAAACTAGTCTGACTGGCCAGCGTCGCGATTGTCGTGTGTTGCAGAACAAGACCGGCATCACTCAGTGCCAGATGAACTTGATTGTGAACCGCCTGTTCGCTCACGTCGTTGAGCGCCGCGATACTGGCCGCCGTTGCCAACGAGGTCAACCCGCTTCCGGTGCCCAGATCCGTTGCACCCATGATCGCTTCACCCGGATCATGGCTCGACAGCGTGTTTAGTGCCGATGCGTCGATCCTTGTGGAGTCATCAACGACGGCATCACGAATCTGGTTCGTGGCGTCGATGCCTTCGATCAGCGTTGTATTGACTTCCGGCCGACCGCCGGAGAACGTGCCAGCCGTCGCGCCGAAGTGTGTTACGTTCGCAACGACCCGCGGCTCCACTTGGATCGTCTGCGGAATCGCGCCAGTGCCGACAAACGTGAACGCGATTAGATCATAGTTCGTTTCGGCTTGCGCCGGCACGTAAGTGTGGTATCCGTTGCCCTCGTGCGTGCATGCGCCAGAGCCAACGGAGCCGACAGACTGCGTGCCCGCGTCCCCAGTCACATAGACCGTAACGCTCCCGGTGAATGCCGAGCCATCGGTAGCAGAAACCATCTGCACGCCGATTACTTGGCTCGCGACATTTTTTCTCATGTGAGAATCCCCGCAGTCGAGTATTGGTTACAGCGTGCGGCCCACGCCGGGTTGAACGTGCGCGTCCTTGGTGTCTCTGTGTTGATGGTCCACCGTCGCAGCAGTCTCGGATAGTAGCTCTTGGATTCTCGATACAGTTGAGAAACTTCCGTGTCTGACAAAATCCGATCGTAGAACCGGAAATCGTCCACTGCCCCAGACAGGTACGACGGGTTTACTGAGTTCTCAAGACCGCCGATCAAGAAATTGTCAACTCCGCTATTCATAGTTCCGGCAGTGGTTCCGGAATCTTCTTGGACTCCGTTGACGTGGATTGTGTGCGCACCGCTTTTGAACGTCACGCAAAAGTGATTCCAAACCCAGCGCCCTGGCGTTGTTGTTGTCGTGCAAGTGGCGGTTGCTGATCCCGAGTACGGATACCAACTGACTTTGGCGGTATCGGCATCATTGGTAGTCAGCGCCAGAATGTAGTTGTTGTATGTGCTTGACGCATTCGTTTTCCCGGTGCAGTAGCCATACCGCGAGCCGAATCCTTGGTCCTGCGCGGAGTTGTCCCACATCACCCAAAGAGCGATTGTGCCGGCAGCATTCGACGCAAACAGGTTTCCCGGAATTGCGATCTGTTGATCCGCTCCAGCTGAGAACTTGAAGCAACCCCAGCCGCCCGGACGCGGCAGGAAACTAGCCCCAGCACCGCCGTTGGCGACGATCTGCATACCCGTCTCGGCAGTGGCCTGGTAGCTTCGCAAAAGGTTATTCAAGACGCCATCAGCGCCAGTGCCAGACCACGCGAAAATTGGAGCGGCCAGATACCACAACCGCAGACCCGCATTGAGTCCTGCGGTTGTGTTGACGGGCGATTGCCAGTTCACAGAGTATGGTGACGATATGGGAACCTGGTGCATCAACTGGGTTCCGAAGTGTCTTCGATCGGAGTCAGGACAATTTGCATATTCGTTGCGTCAGAATGCAGCGACGCGCCGGACTTGTTGTAGACGACCAGCGTTCCGTATCGCATCGTCGGGCACAGCACGCCGACGAATGCTTTTTGAACCGTGGAAGTTGCCTGCGCGGTGCAGACGAAATTCCCGATGAATTGGAGTTGCACCACGCTTGCGGCGAGGTTCGACGAATAGCCCGTATAGGCTGAATCCGTGCCGCCGATTCCGCCCGGATTGTCGGTGCCTGCCGTGCCGCTGCTAGACGGTGCCCACCAGAGTTCGATTGTCGCCCCAGCTGTCGGCGTAGCGGCTATTTCAAAATTGGCCGACACGTTGTAAGCCGCCGCCCGCGTCGCTCCCAGGTCCAGTTTTGCCGATTGCCTCGCAGCGTTGTTCGCTACACTCGTCAGCGTAATAGCGGCGTCACCGCCAGACGATTTGATCGTCTTAGCCGTGCCGCTCTGTTGTCGTCCGACTGCTGTGACTGCCATAGCCTAGCCTCTTCCTTTGAGGACAGCTAAGACGGCCCTCACGATGAGAACCGTCATTAGCGTCCCAAACACACATCGCCAGAACCAAAGCACGCGTCACCGTCCGATGTTGATGATGCCCACCTGACGATTGGATCGGCCTACGTTTCTCGTGCGGACCGTCCGAACACGAACAGCTTCCAACTGGATGTCGTCGTTTTGACGACAGTGATTGGAGTTGTTCGCGCGAAGGAAAAGCACCTGCTGATTGCGTCCATGTCCTGCTTCAGCCGATTCTCTGAACAACGTAACGCAAGCCAGCATCGCAACCACAAAGATCCGAAACCCAGTCATGGTCAATCTCCTACTTCTTGAGAGGACAGAGAAGCATTCTCTCTGTCAAGGGAAGAGACTCGCCCGGCTCTTTACCATCGCCCTTGCGGGGCATTCTCTTTGCCGCGTCAGGCGACGTTACACGGTCAAAGATTTTCACCTTGGTTTCATCGTCCAGACTCTCATAGTCTGAATAGTCAGCATGACAGCGAATGCATCTAGCGTCAATCACCGCCTCAGCAGTAGTAAACGTGCCAGCCTTGAGTCGGCTTGACTTGGTTGTCTTTGCCGGCGCTTTGCTTCCTGTAGAAGACGTTCGACGCACTTCCAACTTGATGTCTCCAGAATCCGCAGGCGCAGTAGATGCCTCCGATACTTGAGAAATGGCTTGACCCGCTGCGAGGATCTTAGCCACTTCTTGTCTCCGGTCTCTGTCTGTATTGACCAGAGCAACGTAGTCAGAAGTTGCCTGCTGCCCCAGATTCAAAGCCTGTTCCGCTAGTCTCGCAGACTTGTCCAGTAGCAGCGATGGATCAACGCTCCCCAACACGCTATCCACGGTTGTATAGCCGTAGTTGGTCTTGCCCTGTAGAGCAACTGGTTGAGCGTAGGAGACTGGGACAGGAACGCCCACAACCACGACAGGAGTTTGGTAGTTGTAGACATTGGAGTATGTCTGAGGATTCGTCGCTGGGGCTGAGTAGGCCGCAGGAGGTTTGTAACAAGTACCTGTCGAGCAGTAAGGTGGATTCGCGATAACGCTGGACACCCAACAGCAAAGGACAAACGACAAGACACTGAATCGGAACGTGGTCATCATGGCTCAGTCTTCTCCTCTGCTAGTGACTGGTACTTTGATCGGCTACGTGTCGCAGCGTCAACAAATACCGATTCCCAATCTTGACGGGTGATACTGACCCCAGTTTTGAGGAAACCAATCCTACCATCTTCGTGTTCGATCGGTGTTAGGATCTTCCTCAGCAGTCCAACAGATTCCTTCTCGTCTCCTCTCAGGCCCAACTCCTCACAAGCCCTTTTCGGAGTCACGTCAGAGAAACGGTAGTCATCATCAATCTTCTTCACGACCGACGATATCACATCAACCGACAGACCTCCTGTAGACAGAAAGACGGCGTCAGAATAGTCATCCCTGCCTCTGTCTAGTCTATCCAAATTCCCTCTGAACAATCCGGCAATCTCATCAACTGTCTCTCTTGAGAACTTTCCTTGACCCAAGATATCGAATCGCAAACCGCCCTCATCTTTGTTCTTCAAGAGAAGCGTGACATCGTTCTTCGTTGATCGGAATCCATTTCCAACCCCATGACATCGGATACAAGAGATACCAGGTTGAAGACGGGCGGTGTAAGGAATCGGGATCGTGTGGTCTTTGGCTATCGTATCGGGCACGACATCTTGTAGACTCCCTTTCCCATCGAACAGAGCAAAGTCACAGTGACCATTTCCCTTCAAGGCGATGGCTTCTGACGCATCAAATCCAGGCTTGAGGAGAGTGAGAATCGGGTGCGAGTTTGGGTCGTTGTTTCCGTCCGCTATGTCGTTGGTGTAGACAAACGTGCCTAGCAATCCTTGAGACTCTTCAATGGCTCTAGGCTTCCCAGTGACTCCGCTCTTGAAGATAGCGGCACGCCTCTGACTCACATGACCGTTCTTCTTCAACTCATCAATCAGCTTTTCATCGACGCCGTGATCTAAAGCAAACTGTTCTAAATCAGTCTTGTCTTTGGATTG